GAACTATGAACGCACCATCAACTTCTGTATTTACTATTAATGGTGTAGATGGAGTAGGTGGAGAATCAGCGGATTATGTGGCATATTGTTTTGCTAACATAGAAGGATATTGCAAAGTAGGATCATACGTTGGAAATGCTAATGATGATGGTACATTTTTATACACAGGATTCAGACCAGCATTTTTTATGTGCAAACCTTTAGTAACAGGAAATTGGAGAATACAAGATGATAAAAGAACACCTTTTAATGTAGCTAATAAAACTTTATTTCCTAATCGTAGTGATGCAGAATTATCAAATGATTCAAATGATATAGATATAGTTTCCAATGGGGTAAAAATGAGAGCATCAGATTCAGATTATAATCAAGCAACAACATTTATATATTTAGCACTAGCAGAGAACCCATTTAAGTTCGCAACAGCAAGATAATTTTGAATAAACACTAAGGTATGGTACAATGACTAATAAGACTGCAATGGAATTAGCTCTTAAAGCTTTAAAGAAAATAGAAGAACATGAAAAAGAATGTGGTCTAAGGTGGGCAGAAGCAACAGTAGAATTACGTGGATTAAGAGAAGACACAACTCGTAATACACAAAGATGGGAAAGACTAGCTTGGCTAGTTTGTGGTACACTTATAACAGCAATTATTGCTGCATGGATTAAAGGAAACTTCTAATGTCATCAACATATACAACACGATTAAGACTAGAAAAACAAGGAGATGGAGAGAATCCTAATACATGGGGACAGAAACTTAATCAAAGTGTAATTGATTTAGTTGACTCTGCTGTAGCAGGATATACTAATGTTGTAGTAAGTAGTGTAGATCTTACATTAACAACATCAGATGGAGGAG